ATCACGAACTGGTATAAGGAAGTCTATGAGCCGACCTATACCACGACACCCGAAAAACAGGGTTAACGGAGGTAACGCACAATGGATAACGAAAGAACCGCAGTCATCACCATCGGTGATGAGGAATATACGCTGCTCCTCACGACCAAGGCTACTAAGGAGATCGCCGGTCGCTACGGCGGTCTGGAAAACCTCGGCGAGAAGCTGATGAAGTCAGAGAACTTTGAAATGGCTATCGGCGAGATCGTGTGGCTCATCACACTTCTTGCAAATCAGAGCATCCTCATCCACAACCTCAAGGATAAGGAGCATCCCAAGGAGCTGCTCGCCGAGGATGTGGTGGAGCTTCTGACCACGCCCCTCGACCTTGCCGGATACAAAACCGCTATTACGGAAGCTCTCTACAAGGGCACCAAGCGGAATGTGGAAAGCGAGAAAGACGCAAAAAACGCACAAGTCGGGTAACTGTCTCCGATGCGGAGCTGTTTACCCGGCTTCTTTATTACGGTCTTGCCCACCTGCATCTCAGCCAGGATGAGGTGTGGCTGATGCCGTTTGGACTGCTTTTGGACTTATGGGAGTGCCATAAGCAGTATAACGGACAGGCTGTTCCTGCTCACGAACACTACATCGACGATATTATCCCGGACGGCATTTAAGGAGGTGACGGTACATGGCAGACAGTTTCGGACTGAAGATCGGTCTTGAGGGCGAAAAGGAGTTCAAAAAAGCACTGGCGGATATCAACCAGTCCTTCAAGGTGCTCGGCTCCGAAATGAAGCTCGCCACCTCTCAGTTCGATAAAAACGACAAGTCCGTGGAGGCACTCGCCGCACGGAATAAGGTGCTGCGAAAAGAGATCGACGAACAGACTACAAAAATCGACACTCTTCGCAAGGCTCTGCAGAATGCCGCCACCTCTTTCGGAGAGAACGACCGCCGCACCCAGAACTGGCAGATCCAGCTCAACAATGCCGAAGCCGCCCTCAACGACATGAACCGGGAACTGGACGAGAACGAAAAAGCCATCAAGGAGGGCGGCAAGGCTGCGGAGGAATCCGGCAGTAAGTTTGAAGGCTTCGGCAAGGTTCTCAAAACCGTAGGTGTGGCGCTCGGTGCTGTGGCCGTTGCCGCAGGTGCCGCCGCCGTGAAGCTCGGCAAAGAGGTCATCGCCGCCTATGCAGACTATGAGCAGTTGGTCGGCGGTGTGGATACCTTGTTCAAGGATTCCTCGCAGGAGATCCAGCGGTATGCCGCAAACGCATACAAAACGGCAGGACTCTCTGCCAATGAGTACATGGAAACGGTCACGGGCTTTTCCGCAAGCCTGATCCAGTCTCTCGGCGGTGATACCGAGAAAGCCGCAAAGTATGCGGATATGGCAATCACGGATATGTCCGATAACGCCAACAAGATGGGCACGGATATGTCCTCCATTCAGAATGCCTACCAAGGGTTCGCCAAGCAGAACTATACGATGCTCGATAACCTCAAGCTGGGCTACGGTGGCACGAAGCAAGAAATGGAGCGACTGCTTGCCGATGCGGAGAAAATATCCGGTGTCAAGTACGACATCTCCTCTTATGCGGATGTGGTGGAAGCCATCCATGTCATGCAGGAGAGCATGGACATTGCCGGTACGACCGCAAAAGAAGCGGAAGCCACCATTTCCGGCTCTGTCAATGCACTGAAATCCGCCGTGTCGAACCTCATCGTAGGCTTTGGTGATGCGGACGCTGACATGGAGCTGCTGTGCAACAACATGGTGGATGCCTTCAAGACCGTGGTGGCGAACATCACCCCGGTTATTGAGAACATCGTGGCGGCTCTGCCCACGGCGCTGGATGCCCTGCTGACGGCTGTGGGCGAACTGCTGCCCACACTGCTGGAAGCGGTCACCGAGTTGTTCTCACAGGTGTTGGAAACGCTTCTGTCCCTGCTTCCGCAGCTTATCCCGGCGGCGGTGTCCGCACTCATGACCATCGTGAACACGCTGATTGAGAATCTGCCCCTGCTCATTGAGGCGGCGGTTCAGCTGGTATCAACTCTTGTGACCGGCATTGCGGATGCACTGCCCACGCTCATTCCGGCAGCGGTGCAGGCTATCGTCACCATCGTACAAGGACTGGTGGACAGCCTGCCGATGCTCCTTGACGCAGCCTTACAACTTATCACGGGACTGGCGCAAGGACTTCTGGACGCAATCCCCGTGTTGATCGCCGCTCTGCCGGAGATCATCAACGGTATCATTACCTTCTTACTGGATTCGATTCCTCAGATCATCGAAACAGGCATTCAGCTTCTGACCTCGCTGGTGACTGCATTGCCGGAGATCATCACGGCAATCGTGGAAGCTATCCCGAAAATCATTGACGGCATTATCAATGCTGTGCTGAATGCGATACCGCTCATTATTCAGGCAGGCATCGACCTGCTGATTTCTCTCATTCAAGCCCTGCCGCAGATCATCACGACTATCGTACAGGCGATTCCGCAGATCATCTCCGGCATTGTCAATGCACTGGTCGGAAACATCGATAAAATCATCATGGCAGGCGTGCAGTTGTTCGTTGCCCTGATTGAAAACCTACCCACCATCATCGTGGAGATTGTCAAGGCGGTGCCGCAGATCATTGCAGGCATCGTGAAAGCCTTCGGCTCTCTGATGTATAAAATTGTGGAGATCGGCGGCAACATCGTCAAGGGACTGTGGAGCGGTATTACCCAGCTTGCCTCATGGCTGTGGGACAAGGTGTCCGGGTGGATCTCTTCCATCTGGGACGGTATCTGCGATTTCTTCGGTATCCATTCGCCCTCGAAGGAGATGGCGTGGGTCGGTGAAATGCTGGTCAAGGGTCTTGCTGGCTCCATTGACGACAACGGCGATGAAGCGGTCAAAGCCGCGGAAGGAATGGCAGAGGACATCAACGGCGTCATGGGCGACCTTGCTCACGATATGCAGACGGCTCTTCCTACTGACTTCAATGTGAATGGATCGATTCGTTCTGCCGTGGACGGTGTGGTCGGTAAGGCGGCGTCCGCTTTCACCATCGCTTTGAACATCGCCACCTTCAACAATTACAGCAGCGAGGATATCCGTCAGCTCACCAACGAAGTCATGGAAACGGCGAGTCAGTTTGCCCAGCGGAAAGGAGTGGTATTCGCATGAGCTATTTTAACTACAACGGCCGCAGTTCCGCTGATTTCGGTCTGCATATCGAGAAGAAGGACGTGTTCTCCGCACCGGAGTACGATGCGGAGTTCATCTCCATTCCCGGACGGAGCGGTGACATCATCAATCCGAACCGCCGCTTTGCCAACATCAAGGTGAGCTACACGGTGTTCCTCGCTCGGAAGAATATAGCCGCACTTGCCGCTGTCCTGCGGGACATCAAGGGCTGGCTGTATTCCGAGCCGGACAGATACCACGAAATCACTGACTCCTACGATGCGGAGTATTTCCGCTACGGCGTCATCTCCGGCAGTCTGGACATTGAGGAACAGCTGAACAAGGTCGGCAGTTTCACCGTGACCTTCAACTGCAAGCCCTACAAATACAGTTTTGCGGGACAGGAGGTTTTAGCATCCGGCACCAGAAGGTTGTCTGTAACCAATCCCACCGCTTTCACAAGCAAACCCTACATCAAAATATATGGAGGCGGCACAGTACGGCTTATGATTCAGCCGGAGGGCGAAGGTACGAACCTGTGGACGATTTCAGAGGTCGACGAAACCATCGAAATTGACAGCGAACTTATGAATTGCTTTAAGGATACCACCCTCAAAAATGATACCGTTACCGGCGACGGCTTTCCTATGCTCAAGCCGGGAACGACCACTATCGCCTGTGCAGGAAATGTGCAGCGGATCGAGGTCATTCCGAGGTGGTGCTGTCTGTAAGGTCGCTCCCGATTGTAAGCGGTAGAAAAATTCAAAAAGGTATGGTATAATGTTTTTAAGTGAGGACGACAAATCGGAATTTTTTGTGGAGGTGTTTATATGATATTCCTAAAGGTATTGGCTGTAGTTCTGGGATTGGCCTTCCTTCTGTTTGGATACTTCATTTACTTTAAAAAGAAATACAATCTTATCAACGGTTTTGAGGCGGACTTCAAAGCCGGTCGGAAGAAAGAAGAATACGCAAAGAAAGTGGGAATGGTAGAGTTTGTTGTTGGTATAGTTCTGCTTATCACAGGTGTTGCACTTATTCTGTTTGCCTAATAAATTCCTATTTGTCAATCTACAAGTAACTCATTTTCATTCAACCACCAGGGAGAAATCCCCGGTGGTATTTTTATGCCCGGAAGGAGCTGACAGCCTATGATTCCAGTCCTATACCCGCCCAATGCAACGGATTTTTCCACCTTCGGTCTTGGCGTACTGACGGACACCATTTCCTGCGAAGTGACCGAAGAGCGAAACGGTGTGTTTGAGTGTCTGCTCAAATACCCGGTCAGCGGTCAGCACTACGGGCTAATCACCAAGGAGTGCATCATCAAGGCAAAACCCAACGATACTGCCGCCGACCAGGCGTTCCGCATTTACCGCATCACAAAGCCATTGAACGGCATCGTCACCATCTACGGTCAGCACATCTCCTATGACCTTGCCAATGTGCCGGTGTTGCCTTTTTCGACGGAGAGTCGCTCTCCTCAGCTCATTCTCTCGCAGCTCCTTGCCGGAGATACACGCTTCACGGGCTGGACGGACTACTCGGATGCAAAGGCGTTTTCCGTCACGCAGCCGAAAAGCGTCCGTGCCTGCCTCGGCGGTGCGGAAGGCTCCATGCTCTCCAAATGGCACGGTGAGTTTGAGTGGGACAACTACACAGTGAAGTTCCATTCGCACCGCGGGCAAAAGACCGGCGTGGTCATTGAATACGGCAAGAACCTCACCGCATTGGAGCAGGACGAGGACAACAGCGGTGTGTACACGGCACTGCTCCCGTATGCCGTGTACACACCGGAAGGAGCAGAAACCGAAACGGTGGTCACGCTGCCGGAGGTAACGCTCCCCATTGTGACCTCGGAGATCGTCCGGGCGAAAACGCTCATCATGGATTTCTCCGACCAATTTGACGGAGTTGTGACCGAGGAAGTCCTCAGAGCCAAAGCCAACAGCTACATCAAAGCCAATCCGCTGGGAGCGACCATGCCCACGGTGAAGGTGTCCTTTGAAACGCTCTGGAAACAGCCGGAGTATTCGGCACTCTTGGAGCGGGTCAATCTCTGCGATACCGTCACCATCCGGCACTCGCTTCTGGGTGTCAGTGTGTCGGCTATGGTCATTGAAACCGTGTACGACACCCTCGCCGAGCGGTACAAGAGCATTTCCCTCGGTCAGAGCAAGTCCAGCATGATCACCACCATCTCCGAGGTGCAGTCCACGGTCGACAAGGTGGTGTCCACGGTGGGACGCTTTCCAAAACTGCTCCAAACCGCCATCGGCAAGGCCACCGGGCTTATCACCGGTCAGAGCGGCGGCTATGTGGTCATTCACACCAGCGAAGAGAACGGTCAGCCCTATGAACTGCTCATTCTGGACGCTCCCTCTATTGACGAAGCCGTGAATGTCTGGCGGTGGAATGTGGGCGGCTTGGGATTTTCCCATAACGGCTACAACGGTCCCTATGAAACCGCCATCACGGCAGACGGTCAGATCGTCGCAGACTTCATAACCTCCGGCTCTCTGGTGGCGAACATTATCAAGGCAGGTGTTATCCAGTCGCAGGACGGCTCGTCCTGGTGGGACTTGGAGAGTGGTGAAGTCGTGCTTCGTGCCTACGCCACCAGCAAGGAGGTCACCGAGGTCAGCGACCGCATTACCACCATTGAGGAGCAGAAAATGCTCCGGCTGGTCATTATCTCGTCCAACGGGAACATCTTCAAAAACGGCAATGTGAATACACTGCTTTCCGCCAAGGTGTACTCCTGGGACGAGGACATCACCGACACGCTGGACGCCAACCAGTTTGTCTGGACAAGGGTGTCGGAGGATACGGAAGCGGACAAAGCCTGGAATGAACAGCATTTCGGCGGTGCAAAGTCCGTGGTCATTACCGGTGCGGATGTCAAAGCCCGCGCCACTTTTTATTGTGACCTCATCGACACCACGACCAGGCAGAGCCTGTTATAACGGAGGAATTCACTATGGCAACCGCAGAACCCACAACAGAAGCCGGCACAGTGTCCGGTTCAGATACAACAACTTCAAAGGAGGCTTC